CCGCCATTACCGTAGGCTGCAGCGGTCCCATTGGACTTGACTGCCGCTGCGGAGTTACCGTTGAAACCGTCAAGGTAACCGTCAGCGTTTACTTCCGCATCCGTTGCGAGGACGTAATCGCCAACGTCGATAGTAAGCGTGCCACCTTCCGCAGTGCGGACGATGGCAATGACTTCCTGGACGAGGGTGTTTGCCGGGATGACAAACAGTTTGAGAACGTCGGCTGCGGTCACATTGACTGCAGAGGTATCGACGCGCAAGCGAAGTGTGAACTGTTCGCCGCCGTCCGTGTTGTTCAGGGCGTAACCGTCACCGATTGTTTTGTCTACGACTGCCATGATTGGAGTCCTTATATTTGGGGTTTTCCTATAAAACGCGGCCCCGGAGGGCCGCGCCTCTGACAGGAAACTGGTTATCAGCCCTTGCGAGCGTAGAGGTGTCCGAGTGCTTCCGGCTTGGTGGTCTTGTAACCGTAAGCCTGGAGCGAACGCATCAGCTTACCGAAGTCGTCTTGGTTGTCGACGGTCTCGGTACTGGTCATCTGCGAAGCGAATGCAATCGCGTGCTTCTGACCGAAGATGGCGTTGTCTACGGAGTAGCTGCCATCGGTGGTCTTGGTGATGTTGTTGGACATGTAGATCTCGAAGCGATCGATCATACCAACGCGGCCGTTACGCAGCGTGCTCTTGCCATCGCCGGTAAGGGAAGCGTCTTTCAGATCGGAACTCTTCAGGAGACCGCAGGCCCATGCCGGAAGAACGTAGTAACGGTCTTCGTCAGGAACGTCCTGCTCGTCAAGAACAACGCCGGACTCGACGATCTTATCGACGATATTGGCCGAGGTCAGGGCAAGAGGACTACCGCTGGAACCGAGGTCGATGTTGCTGGAGATCTTACCTGCGGTGGCGCCAGTGTTGTTACTGTCGACATCGCCGTAAACCTGTGACAACATTTCGCCGTCGATCTGGATCTTCTGCTTCTTGGATGCATGGACAGCCCACTTCTGAGCGTAATCCAGGTCCGACTGCATCTTGTCCAGTTCGTTGATTGCGATGGCCCAGTAGAAGCCCTTGTTGATCACGAGATCAATGTAGGACGGATCTGGGTTGTCGTACTGCAACTTCTGGCCCTTGACGTAGGCACGGGAGACGATCTCAGGGAGTTCGCGGATACGCAGGGTATCACCAAACTTCTGAAGTTCGCCTTCGTAGTCTGTGTTCGAAATAGCGCCGAACACGGTAGCTTTGTAGAACTCAACCAGAACGAGGGTCGAGAACAACGTTGGGATGTAGTTGCCACTCAGATTCGGGTGGCCATCTGCTGTTGGGTAACCAGCCATTGTTTTATTCTCCAGGCATTAGGCGCCTTATCAACCTCTAACGAGATTGTTTTTCGCGAGCGCCATTAGTTTTGCTTGTTTGGCTTTGGCCGCTTCCGGTGCGAGTTCGCCACGGGTCAGATCCTTCATCTCTCTTTCCCACTGTTTCAGGGACATAACTTGAGATTCAGTATCCGGTATCGAGGCGGGACCGCTGGAATCCGGCACAACTTGAGCCTCGACCGAATCGGTCAGGGCGTCACTGGGGATGGAAGGGGTAAGAGTCGCTTTGTACCGATCGAACAGGTTTGCAACCCGAACAGGATCGAGAGATGCCTGAGCTTCCTTGAGGAGATCATCGTACATCCGGCCGGTGAGGGGCTCGTATTCGCCAAGCCAATCGTACCAACCTTCCTGAGCGTTGATGTCCTCGTAGTCAGGTACAATAGACGCGAGGTCCGAATAGAACCGGGTTTCCATCTGTCCCTTGAGTTGCCGCTCGAGGTTATCGATCCGGGTTTCATCCTGCACAGGTGCCGGAGCTTCCGGTTGGACTTGCGGTGTGGGTGCCTGAGGTGCCAGCGCCTGGTTCAGGGCCAGTTGCTGCCTCCAGTACTCCATTCCGTAGTCCTCGATAAGCTGAGGAGTAACCAGGGAACGAACGTCGGCTTCCGATACTTTCTGCATTGCAGATTCAATATCGATAGGTTTCTGCACAGGTGCAGGAGCCGGTGCCGGCGCAGGAACAGCCTGCTTTTCAGCAAGTTGCTTTTTCAGTTCTTCGATCGCTGCGTCTTTCTCTGCGATCTGGTTTCTCATGTCACGCGTCTCGGCCTTGTACTTGCCGTCGACTACCCGGTACCGCTGTTCCCAGGGATCAGGTGTGACTTTCGGTGCCTCTGCCTTCTGCGGAGCCGGAGCGACCTTTTCCTGCACTGGGGCGGGAACCGGTACTTCGGTGTTCTGCGGCGTAGGCGGAGTCACTACAGGTTCAACTGGCGCAGGTGTTCCTTCTACCGGGACGATTACTTCCTCGGCGGCAGGAGCCTGAGCTTCCACTTTCACTTTCAGTGAATCCAGTTTTTCTTGCAGTTCTGTTGGTACTTCCATTTCTCTTTCCTTCCTGTCATTTGTGAGCCCTGATCGGGTGTTCACGTTGTCCTGGAGCTAGAGGATCTAGTATTCCAGGGGTAAATCTTTTTCCTGCTCTCTCAGCTTCCTAGCCGTATCTGGCGCGGTGACGAGCATGTCGTAAATCGCTTTCAGTTCGAAAGCTTGGCCCTGCTTCACCTGAACCTCTTCGATATTAGCGTCGATGAGTCTCTCCTTGGCCTCTTCGAGTGAAGCTGCCAAGTGCTCAACAATCGCCTCGAACGCAACGTCGTCTCGAAGCGTACTGATCCGAAGGATAAGTTCTGGGCTAGGGTTGATCATGAAATTTTATTCAGCCTTTTGAAAATGATCCGGAATGCGAGGGCAGCCCTCGCGAAGAAGGGCAGGCGCATGAACGCCTTGCAAAAAGTCTCTTCCATTTCCTGCCCTGCCTTGAGCGCAGCCTTAAACACCGCTTTCTGCTCTTTGGCCTGGGCTTTGGCCATCTGTCTGGCGATCTTTCGATTACCGTTGCTCATGCTTCCACTCCTTCGGCCCTTTCCTGGGCCTCTACCTGTATTTCCTGTCCGATGGTCTCAGGCTCCTTCTTGCGAGGGGCTTCTTCCTGTACCTGCTGTGTCAGAGCGTTTTGTGTCTTCTGGCGAAGGATCTCTTCGCTGGGGACGATCTTGTCTTCCGCGATATCGAGGCTCTTGGCCACTTCGCGGAGGAGGGCTGCGCGGCCCTCGATGCCGATGATCTGCATGTCGACCGGGTTCGCCGTGCGATCGAGGAACTCCTGCTGCCTGAGCTGAGTCTGTTCCTTGACGAGGATGGCCAGGGCTCCGCGGGGGACTACCTGGCAGTCACCCTTCATGAGCTTGTACTGCGCGTCCGGGAGGTACTTCATGTTCCAGGTGTAGAGACGCTCGATCATTGGCCGGAGGACGTTGTTGTCGATATTCTTGATAACGCGCTTGATCCCGCGGGAGGCGGACTTCATGAGCATCCCGAGACCGGTTGCAGTCTCTGCGGCTCCGCTGACGTTCTCGTTCCCGTAGACATACCGGGGGATCATCGTAAGCTCATCCGCCTGTTCCTGGAAGAACCGGCTTACCGCGATGAGTTCAGATGCATTACTGTCCGGCTGGAAAAATTCGATCGGCTTACGGCTCGCAGACTTGCTGCCGTGGAACTGCCAGATTTTATGGGGGTACATCTTGCTGACACCCTTCATCATCTCCGGGGGAAGAGCGTCAATGTCGACCATCACCTGCGGGCCCGAAGAGAGCCCCAGGTTGTTGATCAGGTTCCGCTGGGTGGCGTTTACTGCATCCTGGCAGTGGCTCATCTGCTCCGGAAGACTGTGAGTCCCCCAGATAGAGCTAGGATTGTGGAACCAGCTGTCAACAAAATAAGGCCGGCGGTCGAGCGGATCAGGGTTCAAAATCGCTTTGACTATGTAGTTGCCGATGAGGACAGCGGTTACTTCGTAGTAGTTCGTGGCATCGAGGCCCTTCATTCCCCACTCGAGGAGCAGGTCGCCTTTCACGCTTCCCCAGAATTCGATCCCTTGAAGCGTCCCGGAGTTGTATTCTTCGTTGTACAGGAGCTCACGTTCGTTCAATGTCTCGTGCTCGTTTTCGCCTTCCTGGTAGACGCCTCTGCCAACGCGCAGTCCTCTTGGATACTTCTCCAGAACGGCGTTGATCGCGGTATCCTTGTATCCCCCGACACCTCGCATGTCCGCGAGTTGTTTCGGGTCCCAGTGGACGATCTCGCAAAGGTAGGAATCCTGCGTGGTACGGGCGTTGGGGCCAGGGTAGAACCAGAATGGATAGATGGCTTCAAACGTCGGGATGGCTTCGATGACGGTGCGACAATCGGTGACGCCGTTTTCGTCCCCTACCCACTCCAGGCGTTTGCGGTGCCGGATGATAGGTCCCTTCATAACTGCGGAAGGGAGGAAGGTGAGGTACGAAATAAATTCATTGAACGCTTTGGTGAAAGCACCA